AGAACACACTAAAGACAAAGAACAATCGGGGGAATGTTGTAAACAAGAAAAGCCCAATGCTCTAGACGAGTTTTGGACTTCATTAGGAGAACCCGATAAATGCAAGATAACGACCCGGTAAACGTAATTTATAAATTACAAAGACATCTAGAAAAAAGTATCGATGATTGTGCTCAAACACTAATGAGCGGAGGTGTTGACAATATGAGCAAATATAGTTATATTTGCGGTAAGATCCATTCGATGGATACAATAAAACAGGAACTCTCTAACCTGCTAAACCCTAAGGAGCCAAATGACGATGACGAAAACGGAAAAGTTACATCCATTAGAAGCTAAATACAAAGCTGAAGATAAAGAAGTTAAAAAAGAAACAACCTCAACAAGTTTAGAAAAATTACCCACCCCTACTGGTTGGCGTATACTTGTTATGCCTTTTCAAGTTAAAGAAGAAACTAAAGGCGGAATCATTATTGCACAAGAAACATTGGATAAAGCACGTATAGCAACGCAAGTTGGTTATGTGTTAAAGATGGGTGATCTTTGTTACGCAGACAAAGATAGATATCCTACCGGTCCGTGGTGCAAAGAAAAAGACTGGGTGCTTTTTGCACGATATGCAGGATCACGTATGGAAATTGATGGTGGAGAGATAAGAATGTTAAACGATGATGAGATATTAGGGACTATAGATGATCCTGAAAATATCTTGCACGCAATGTAAAAACATAGAGGAGAAAAACTATGCTAGAAGATAAGATAGACGTTGGAGACAACGATGAAATAGAAACAGAAATTGATCTGGATGCACCAGCACCGGAACAATCTTTTGATGAGGAGAAAATAAATGTCGAAGAAGTTAGTGAAAACAGTAATGAGTCCACGGACACAGCTACGGAATCAACTGAGCAGTCTTCTGTTCCAGAAACTAAACCCCAAGAAGAACTTGAAGAATATTCCGACGGCGTACAAAAACGAATAGCAAAACTTACACGTAAAATGCGTGAAGCTGAAAGACAAAAAGAAGAAGCTATTAAATTCGCACAACAAGCTAATCAACAAACGCAGAGAATTCGAAACCAATACGAACATCTAGGAACTAATTATACTAAAGAATTAGAAGCTAAAGTTAATAATGGTATGGATGCTGCAAAACTTGCTTATAAAGCAGCTATTGAAAACCAAGATGTTGACGCACAAATCGAAGCACAAAGAGCTATTGCACAAATGTCAATGGAAGAAGCTAGGTTAAAACAAATTAACTCTGCACAAGAACAAAGAGCAGCAAGACCAGCTAGAACAGAGAACTTAGCTCAAGCAGCAAGTGATCTACCATCGCCAGGTGAAGTTGCCCAAGCAGGTAGAGACCTTGATCCAAAAGCAGAAGACTGGGCCTCAAAAAACAAATGGTTTGGTACTAATAATGCAATGACATACACTGCATTTGACATACATAAAAACCTAGTTGAAGAAGAAGGTTATGATCCTCAATCTCAAGAATACTATAAAGAAGTAGATAAGAGAATAAGGGTTGCATTTCCACAGAAATTTGGTAATGTAGAAAAATCTACTAATGCACCAGTGCAAAATGTAGCAAGTGCCCGTCGTCCGGCAGTAAATAATGGACGCAGAAAGACTGTGAAACTCACACCTTCGCAAGTCGCTATTTCTAAAAGATTAGGTGTGCCACTCGAAGAGTATGCGAAACAACTATCGCTAAAGGAGGTATAAGCATATGAATAAAAATAAAACAGAAACTACTGTTAAAACTTCCCGCGTGAGCGAAACTAGGGTTAAACAAGAACAACCTAAAGTTTGGTCTCCACCATCAGCACTAGATGCACCCCCTGCACCAGACGGTTACAGGCACCGTTGGTTAAGAGCCGAAAGTATGGGCTTTGACGACCAACAGAATATGATGGGCAAATTAAGAACAGGATGGGAATTGGTGAGAGCCGATGAATATCCAGATTTTGATTTCCCAAGTGTCGAATCAGGTAAATATCAGGGAGTAATCGGAGTTGGCGGCCTTGTGCTGGCAAGGATATCTGAAGAGCTCGCAAAATCTCGTGAAGCTTACTTTGCGCAAAAAGGCGCAGATGCAAACGAGGCTTTAGAAAACGATGTCTTAAAAGAACAGCACCCAAGTATGCCAATCAATCAAGAGCGGCAGACTCGTGTAACTTTTGGTGGTACTAAAAAATAACAATTTCGTTATCTTTACCCTCCAGATTAATAAAATAACTTAACCCTTTTAAGGAGGAAAACAATATGGCAAATAATGATGCCCCTTTTGGTTTCAACCCAATTGGTAAACTCGGCGGTGGAACTTCTCCAGCAATGAACTCTTATAAAGCACTTGCAAACTACGCAGTGGAAATGTTCCAAGGTGACATCGTGAAAATCGTTGAAGCTGCAGGTGACGTTCAACTGTTCGCAATTGCTGGTGGTGGCACAGATGCTACCAACGCTATAGGTGTGATTTGGGGAAGTAACTTCGACGACGCTACTGGGAAACCAACTTTCAAAAACACAAGACCTGCTTCACAGAAAGCTACTGTCTTTGTATATGACGATCCGTACCAACGTTTCGAAATACAAGGCGACGGCGCTTCTGACCAGGCTGATATCAGTAAAACAGCTGATGTTACGCTAGGAACAGGAAACTCATCAACCGGTGTATCGGTGACAGAACTTGATTCAAGTAATATTGGAACTGGTGCTAACTTAAGAATTAACAGCTTCTCTACTAAAGAAGGTCGTAATTCAGTTGGCTCAAACAATATTATTTACAATGTTACTATCAACGAACACAAATTTAAATAATAGCAGGAGGATTTAAAAAATGGCTATATCAAGACAACAACTAGCAAAAGAGCTAGAGCCAGGTCTAAATGCATTATTTGGACTTGAGTACAAAAACTACGAAAATCAACATACGGAGATTTTCGACACAGAGAACAGTGACAGAGCTTTTGAAGAAGAAGTAATGTTATCTGGTTTCGACACTGCCGGAGTAAAATCCGAGGGTGCTGCTGTGGTTTACGATAACGCGCAAGAAACGTTTACTGCGAGATATCAACACGAAACAATTGCGTTAGCATTTAGCTTAACGGAAGAGTCAGTGGAAGATAACTTGTATGATAAATTATCTGCACGTTACACTAAAGCACTAGCAAGATCTATGGCACAAACTAAGCAGATTAAAGCTGCTGACGTTTTAAACAACGGCTTCACTGCTGGTGTAACTGGAGGAGATGGTCAACCATTATTCTCTGGTCAAACCGCTGCTAGAGCTGCTGGTCATCCAACAATCGCTGGAAATTTCATTAATGAATTGTTAGTATCTGCTGACCTTTCTGAAACTTCTTTAGAGAGCTGTTTGATTGACATTGCTAAGATGACTGATGAGCGTGGCTTAAAAATTGCTGCTAAAGGTATGAAACTAATTATACCTTCTAAGCTTCAATTTGCTGCTGAGCGAATTATGAAATCTGCACTACGTGTTGGAACTGCTGATAATGATGCAAACGCAATGAAAAATATGGGAATGATTCCACAGGGTTATGCTGTGAATAACTTCTTAAATGATGACGATGCGTTCTTTATCAAAACAGATGTTCCTAATGGTATGAAGCATATGGTTCGTGCGCCAATCAAAACTGCTATGGAAGGCGATTTTGAAACTGGCAATATGAGATATAAAGCTAGAGAAAGATACAGCTTCGGTTGGTCTGATCCTAGAGGTATCTTCGGATCTCCAGGTGCTTAATCATTAGATTAAGACTTTATATTAAGGGGCCTTCGGGCCCCTTTTTATTTGCATATTATTATTTAAAAGCGTATACTTCATTCTAATAAACTGAGATAACCCTTTGGTGTAGACGTACTCAGACGACGGCCTAGAGACTACACTAAACAACTAGGAGAAAAATTATGGCTTCAACAACTTTTTCCGGTCCTATTAAAGCCGGAACAATCAAAGACACGTCGGGTAGTACACTCGGCACAAACGTAAAAAATACAGGACAAGTAGTAATGTCTCAATCAATTCTGATTGACCCAGCAGTCGCAGCTGGAACAAATACTTACAACGTAGCTGTAATACCTAAGAATTCACAGATAGTAGAAGTACTAATGCGTTTTGCAATAGGTAGTAACGCAGGAACTAGTGCGACTATGTCGGTTGGTAAAACTGATTCAGGTGGAGCAACAGCAGCTTTTTATACTGCGGCTCAAAACGCTAAAGTTGCAGCAGAACACACACAACAAGTTTCGGCTTTTGATAATATGGATCGTGTTAACGAAGATACGCAAGTAACTGCTACTCTTATAACAGTAGGAACAACATCAACTGCAGGTCAAGCTAGTGTAACAATTACGTATGTCCAAGCAAATAATTTGCAAGACTCAGCAACAGCGTAAATAAATAATTAACGTGGGGCTTCGGCCCCACATATTTAGGAGATTAATATTATGGGCGGTAGTTCATTTTCATCAGATCAAAGAACCTCGCAGAGAGCTAGTACAGGAAACTTAGTAGAGGGTCCGTGTAGAATTACATCTATACAAGCAGAAGGAATTGCTAACGCAGTTATTGTTTTATATGATAACGCAACTGCTGCAGCCGGAACTGCTCACAAGTTTGAATTTGGCACAGAAGGACTAAGTGTTTATGTTCCAGGTAGTGGTATTAGATTTAAGAACGGTGTTTGGGCGGTCATAACTAATGCACCTAGCGTTACAATAACGTTTAACTAGGAGATTCGATGACAACATCAGGAACAACTACTTTTGAAAGTGGTTTTTTAATAGATGATATTATTGAGGAAGCCTATAATCGTGTAGGCTTAGATGCTGTTAGTGGTTATCAATTAAAATCAGCAAGACGTTCTTTAAATGTAATGTTTCAAGAATGGGGTAATAGAGGATTGCACTATTGGGAAATAGGTAATACCAATTTAGATTTAATTGAGGGTCAGTCTGAATATAGTTTTTTCAGATCTACTGATGATGGTACCAGCTCAACCTCCAATCCTAATGGTATTTATGGTGTAGACGATATTCTTGAAGCTGCCTATAGACAAAATAGAGGTACAACAAATCAATCAGATTCTTCTTTAACTAAAATAGATCGAAGTACATACAGTAGTTTAGCCAATAAACTTACCAAATCACAGCCGTCTCAATACTATGTACAAAGATTTAATGACAAAATAAATATTGTTATATATCCAACTCCAGACGCAACTGCTGCTGCAAGTGATATTACACTTTTTTATGTTAAAAGAATCCAAGATGCTGGAGGTTACAGCAATAATGCAGACGTTCCTTATCGTTTTGTTCCGTGTATGGTTTCGGGTTTAGCTTTTTATTTATCACAAAAAGTTGCACCGCAGTTATCACAGTCTTTAAAAATGTATTACGAAGATGAACTTAATAGAGCATTAACAGAAGATGGTTCTTCTACATCAACTCATATAACTCCGGCGGCGTATTATCCAAATGTCTAGTTTTTCTACAGGTAAAAATGCACTAGCTATTTCTGATAGAAGTGGTATGGCTTTTCCGTATCAAGAAATGGTAACAGAATGGAATGGATCATTTGTTCATATTAGTGAATTTGAAAAAAAACATCCACAACTTCAACCTAGATCACATAGAGGTGATGCTCAAAGTTTAAGAAATGCTCGACCAGATAGAACTGAGCCACCGGTGCCACAGCTTGGGACATTAAACGCTTTACAAGCTGGTCCAACTGATAGTGAAGAAATTACAGTTACTTTACCAGGACACGGTTTTAAAGTAGGTAGTGTTGTTAGAATAGCGGGGGCTGTTTCTTTCTTTCCTACCTATCCAGAAGTTTCTCACATAGAAGATTATGATATTAATATTGCATTGGGACATACTATTCTTTCAGTAACACCAAATACTTTTAAATTTAATTCTAACGACCAAATCACAGCTTGGTTAAATTCAAATGCTACTCCTGGTACTACAACTGTTT